TCCTTATTGATTTCCCTCAATTCTCTACAACAGCAACATTGGCAGACGAAAGAGCATCTGGTGTAAGACCAGTATTCATCCATGTCAAACCGACTCAGGTGATTGGTTGGCGAACGGAAACAGCAACGAGTGGTGAAGATGTTCTCACACAGGTTCGTATTCTTGAAACAAAGGTTGAACCGAACGGAGAATATGGTGACACGGAAATAGAATACATTCGGGTGTACACTCGTGTCGATTGGCAACTGTGGAGAAGAAATAGAGAAAACGATGAAGATGAGTTTCAACTAATAGATGAAGGAACTCATTCGTTTGGAAGCATTCCATTAGTTACTTATTACATCT